ACCTGCCGGTGCGCGCCGCCGCCATCGACACCGGCGGCCACCACACCAAGATGGCCTACGAGTTCTGCCGCACCCGCCTCGCCCGCCGCATCTGGGCGATCAAGGGCCGCGGCGGGCCCGGCATCCCCGTCTGGCCGCGCCGTCCGACGCGCACGAACAAGGGCAAGATCCCACTCTTCATCGTCGGCGTGGACGCGGTGAAGGACGCCGTCTACGCCCGGCTGCGGCTGACGGAGCCGGGACCCGGTGCGATCCACTTCCCTCGCCGCCTCGACGCCGACTACTTCCGCCAGCTGACCGCCGAGCGCGTCGTCACCCGCTTCGAGCGGGGCCGCCCCATCCGCTCCTGGCAACCCAAGCGCGACGGCGAGCGCAACGAGGCCCTCGACACCTTCGTCTACGCCCACGCCGCCCTGCACGGGCTCATCAGCATGGGGCTCAGGCTGAACGAGGAGGTGGAGAGCGTCGGCCCAGCCTGCAGTGTCACTCCCACCGGGAGACCGACCCCAATACGATCAAGATGGTTGTACGGCAGTTGGTAGGCCGCACAACTCGCACTGTGGGGTAGTGACGCTGAACCCCGGTGCCGATATCCTGCCACAAAGAAACATGAGCAGTGTGGAATCGGCGTGTACCCAGACCTCCCCGAAGTTGAGAAGCACTTTGAAGCCATGGGCGCAGCATTGCGCGCTGCAGGGCTACATTCAAAAACGGTATCGTCTATAAAGACTAAAGCCCTTCGAACCGGCCGGAAAGTCACGGGCGAGTACGCAACTAATCGCGACCCTCGCTGGTCGCTGGATCCTGGGCACCCTCAATACGGAACTGAGACCGATTGCAAAATCATCTTCGTGAAGCTCGCGGCGCAGATATTCTGCTTCGACAATGCACCTGAGGTACCAACAAAGCTGACTCGGGTCTCTCAAGAGATTAAGGACCTTGGCCATGACCTCAAGCGCATATGCGAAGAACACTATCTCGGCCATCAGATCCAGTCTGGAACGTTCCGCGACAGTCTTCTTCTGGAAAGGTTCGATTTCAACGATCTCGTCGCAGAAGGCCTAAACCCAGTCCATGGGCACTCAAGCTTCCACATCGGACACGAAGATCCAACGTTGAAGCCGAAGCATCGCCCAGACAACGTCGGATGGAGAACCTACCGAAGCAACCTCATCCAAGGCAACATGACGCTTCGACAATCGCGCATTTATTTTGTCAAGCTTATTGGGCGTTATTTCGAGCTCGGCGAGATTCATATTACTGGTGAGGCGAGCAGCACGGCTTCTGAAGCTGTGGATCCTGAAGCCTGAACTGGAAGCTTGGGATCGACAACCATTACCTTGGCACGGCGAGATAGTTCGCGAGCTTCGACCCGATCAAGGATGACCCGCTCAACCATTGTGACGATCTCTCGCTGCAATTCGAGACTCTTGGGGATTGGGAGGAAAATCTCCCCGAGCCGATTACCCAAAGAGTCGATGATATCCTGAGTAAACGTCTTCGCACGTATTTGCTTTTGTACAGGATCGGAGGAAAGCAGTGCCAAGAGCAGGAACGGCGAAAGACGATCATGATCGAGGGATCTGATTTTTAGCAGATGGCTCTGATAGACGATCTTTTCATCGTAGGCCGTCACAATGGCACAACTACCTATCAAGTACGTTCCATCTCGAACCATCAAAATGTCTCCGCGCCGAACGTCTTGTTGAGCACGAAGGGAATCATAGATCTCCTCGGACACACAGTGCTTAGGATCGACCTTGATCTCCCAGTTGGACATGTCGGAGGTTCGTACGAACGGAATGCTGCCCGTTCCGTAGGCCAACTTTCCAACTTCGTTGCCTGTTCTGATTTCCAGCACACCGTCGTCGATAAGGTCATTGATGAGGACGAAGTCGTGCGTTTCGCCAAGTTCTGACTTGAATACTTCTGCCGTTGGCTCGTGGTATCGAGGCGAGAGGATATTCTTTGAGAGCTCCTTCGCTGGCAGGCGATACGACATCTCAAGCTCTGCGCGCGCTCCCGCACGGTAGTCATTCAAGATCCGCGGCAGATCGTCTTTTGGGATTGGGCGACCGCGCGAATCGTGGCCACACCATTTCGCTTCAGCCATAAACACGTGTGTTTGCTTCTTGCCCTTCTCAAATATCAACAAAGAAGTCTTAGTATGCGTTCCCCCCTTTCCTGAGGACTTGAAGAGAGCCTCAGGCATGCCGACAACAGCCTTAATGCACGCATGCTCTCTCAAGTATTGTACAACATGACCATACGAGCGGCTCGCAAGCATACTCTCCGGAACAACAATGCCGGCGCGACCTCCGTCCTTGAGAACCGAGACGATCCTCTCAATGAATAGAACTTGGGGCGGAACCTTCGATGCCAATTGCGGCGTGCGGATAAAGCCCTGGCCCTTCTTTTGCTTCCATTTGAAACCCAGATCAAATCTACCCTGTATTTCCTCGGAAACGCTACGAATGTTTTTTCCAAAAGGTGGATTAGCCAACACAACGTCGAATTCGCCAATAAACTCCCGTTCAAGCTTGCTCTTGGGTGAGCCGTTTTCGAACGATAGGCTATTTGCGCAGTGAATTTTCGCTTCCGCACCAATGATTGAGGTACGCGCGCGTGCGAGCGCGGCGAGATAGTCGTCTTTTTCGACCCCCACAAGGCCCAAACCGGATGCATGCTGCGCGGCCCAAACAAGGAATCCACCAGCACCGCAAGCGGGGTCGATGACACGCTCTCCTGAAGACGGATCGACTGCTTCGACCAACCATCTACCTGCGTTCTGTGGAGTGAAGAATTGTCCTTCCTGCCCCCTCACGGCGGCTCCCATGAAAGTCTCATAGAGATCTCCGACTGGGTCGCGATCAGATGCAAAGAGATCAATCCGAGCCAGTCGGTCATCCACGAAACGTAGTGCAACGGGGTCGAGCAATATTTGATCATCGCGTTCGAAGATGCCGGGAACACCGATGAAGTTCGACCGATAGAGCTTGGCGAGCGCGAGGTCGTCAAGTTTGGCCGCACCCGGTTCTAAGCCGTCAAGAAGCATCCTTTTTCGTGTGAAGAGGCACTTCATGACCTCTTCAAGCAGCGCTTGATCCCGCGTAGCCCCGAGCATGCGCCCGGCCAGAAAGTTGCGAATCTCTTGGAAGAGCCGCTTTTGGTCGGCTTCTGCTACCTGGTTGGCCATGTCCCCACCTCGCCTGTTTTCATTTTCTGTTTGCCACCATAGAAGATTCATCATCTGATTCAAGGCATGGTTTGGCTCCGTCGGCGCCAGGTCGATTACTGCTATTCCCAAACATTCCCAATAGCTTGAGGGGCTGTTCCGGGCGATTCTGTCGCCCATGCGGACCTTCCTCCATCGCCTTCTCGGCCTCGCGCGCGCTCGCGGCTTCGACGCTGCGGGTGGCGGGCGGCGTTGGGAGGGGGCGCGGACGGTCGATGGGTTGAACGCCGCGATCCTGGCAGGCGCGACCACGGCAGCGCGGCGGGCCGGGTGGTATGCGCGGAACAACCCGTGGGTCGCAGCAGCGGTGGACAGCCTGGTCGGCAATGTCGTCGGCGCCGGGATCAAGCCGCAATCCACCCATCCCGACCGGGCGGTGCGCGAGCGGCTGCAGGCGCTCTGGCTGCGCTGGACGGATCACGCCGCTTCGGACGGGCTGGCGGATTTCTACGGGCTGCAGGCCATGGCCGTACGCGCGATGGTCGAGAGCGGCGAGAGCTTCGCCCGGCTGCGCGTGGCCAGCGACGCCGCCAGCATTCCCCTCCACCTCGAGCTTCTGGATCGCGAGCAGGTTCCCATGGACCTGCACCGCGAGATCGGCGGCGGGGCGCGGATCCGCGCGGGCATCGAGTTCGATGCCGCCGGCCGCCGGGTCGCCTACCGGGTCTTGTCCTCCCGCCCGGGCGATCCTCTCGGGTCTCTCCGCATGGACCCGATCCGCGTCCCCGCCGCCGATTGCCTGCACCTGTTCAAGCCGGTCGCGGCGGGCCAGCTGCGCGGCATCACCTGGCTCGCACCGGTGCTGCTACGGCTGCACGAACTGGACCAGTTCGAGGACGCCGCCCTCGTGAAGGCCAAGGTCGCGGCGCTGTTCACCGGCTTCATCACCGATCCCGATGGCACGGCGGGCGGCCTCTCGGGCACGAACACCGGAGGCGCGCTGACCGTGGGCATGGAGCCCGGCAGCCTGATCCCGCTGCCACCCGGCACCGACATCCGGTTCTCGAACCCGACGGAGCACGACGCCTATGCGCCCTTCGTCAAGAACCACCTCCGCGCCGTCGCGGCCGGGCTGGGCCTGCCCTACGAGCTGGTCTCGGGTGACCTGGAGGGCGTCACCTATTCCTCGATCCGCGCCGGTCTGATCGAGTTCCGCCGCCGCGTCGAGCAGCTGCAGCACAACGTGGTCGTCCACCTGTTCTGCCGCCCGGTCTGGGAGCGGTTCGTGCGGCTCGCGGTGCTGACCGGCGACCTGCCCGTGCGGGACTTCGACCGGAACCCCGAGGCTTACCTCGGGTGCGAATGGCTGCCGCCGAAGTTCGACTACGTCGATCCGATGAAGGACGTGCAGGCCGAGATCCTCGCGATCGGCGCGGGGCTCAAGAGCCGCAGCCAGGCGATCTCGGAGCGCGGCTATGACGCCGAACAGGTGGATGCCGAGATCGCCGCCGACCGCGAGCGCGCGGAGGGGCTGGGTCTGACCTTCGGCCAGACGGCAGCGCCGCAACAGGAGGAGGCCGCCGATGGCTGACACCCTCGATCTTCTCACCCGCCGCGCGACGCTCGCGCCCGCCACCGCCGATGCGGAGGCCCGCTCCGTCGAGGTGGTCTGGTCCACAGGCGCACCCGTGCGCCGCCGTGACATGGCGGGCCAATACATCGAGCGGCTGAGCCTCGCGCCTGAGGCCGTGGACCTGTCGCGCCTGGAAGGCGCCAGCGTGCTCGACGCGCATCGCCAGACCGCCGTCCGCGACGTGCTGGGCTCGGTTCGCAGCGCCGCCGTGGACGGCAAGCGCGGCACGGCGCTCATCCAGTTCTCGGCCCGGCCGGAGGTGGAGCCGGTCTGGCAGGACGTGCTGGCGGGCATCCTGCGGCATGTCTCGGTCGGCTACTCCGTCGAGGAGTGGTCAGAGACAGCCGAGAACTGCGCGCGCGTGATGACCGCCGTGCGCTGGACCCCTCACGAGATTTCCCTGGTGCCGACGCCCGCCGACCCCGGCGCCCATATTCGCATGGAGACAGAGATGACCGAGACAACCACCCGCGAAGCCGCCGACACGGCGCCGACAACCGAGACCCGCGCCGAGGCGAACGCCGAGATCCGCTCCATCGCCCGCATCGCCGGGCTAGACCAGTCCTGGATCGACCGCCAGATCGACGGAGGCGCCGATCCCGAAACCGCCCGCCGCGCGGCCTTCGAGGCGCTGGCGCAGCGATCCGCGCCTGCGATCCGGACGGAACAGGTCCGCATCGAGATGGGGAACAGCCACGACGACCCTGCCGTTCGCACGCGCCAGATGGGCGAGGCCCTCTACGCCCGGATCAACCCGCGGCACGAGCTGAGCGATCCGGCCCGCCGCTATGCCTATGCCACGCCGGTGGACATGGCGAAGGAACTGCTGACCTTGCGCGGCGAGTCCACCATGGCGCTGTCGCCCGCGAGCCTCGTCACCCGCGCGCTTCACACCACCTCCGACTTCCCCATCATCCTCGGGGACACGGTGGGCCGCGTGCTGCGCGACGCCTATCAGGCGGCGCCCTCGGGCATCCGCCGCCTCGGCCGCCAGACCACCGCACGGGACTTCCGCGCGGTGAACAAGATCATGCTGGGCGAGGCGCCGCTGCTGGAGAAGCTGAACGAGCACGGCGAGATCAAGGCCGGCACGATGGCCGAGGCGCGCGAGGCCTACAAGGTCGAGACCTGGGCGCGGAAAATCGGCATCACCCGGCAGGTGCTGGTCAACGACGACCTCGGCGCCTTCGCGGACCTCGCCCGGCGCATGGGTCAGGCCGCCGCCGAGACCGAGGCGCGCATCCTTGTCACCCTCCTCGAGGCGGGCAGCGGCAACGGCCCGACGATGTCGGACGGCAAGACGCTGTTCCACGCCGACCACGGCAACAAGGCGGGCACCGGCGCGGCAATCTCCGACGCGACGCTGTCCGCGGCCCGGCTGGCGCTGCGCACCCAGAAGGGCATCGAGGACCGCACGATCCGCGTGACGCCGCGCAACCTGTTGGTTCCGCCCGCGCTGGAGACCACGGCCGAGAAGTGGCTGGCGAGCATCGCGCCCGCGACCGCGGCCGATGTGAACCCGTTCTCGGGCTCGCTCTCCCTGGTGGTCGAGCCGCGCCTGTCCAGCGCCACCCACTGGTATGTCACCGCCGACCCCGGCGAGATCGA